CCTTTATCCGCCACAATTGGGCCAATGTCTACGACACCGATACCGTCACTTTTCAGGGCAACGAATACAAACCCCCGCTGTACTACGACCGCTGGATGGACTCTGACCATTCAAAAACAGAGCACCCCTGCCCTAGCGGCTGCCTCGAGCACCAGCTACTAATAGACGACGTCAAAGACCGTCGCTTCAAAAACGCACGCGACAACCGCGACATCGAAGAACAAACCACCGCACGGCGACTAACCAAGGAAGCCGTCCACACCGCCCGAACGGGCCTACATCAGAGAGACCTCTCATGACCCAGCAGCTCTACACCGTCTACGACCAGAAAGCCGAAGCGTACCTACAGCCCTTCGCAACCAACACCCATGGCCTCGCCGAACGTATGTTCGCCGAAATGGTCAACACTCCTGGTCACCAGTTTAACCGCTTTCCTGAGGACTACGTCCTCTATCACATCGGCACCTTCGACACGGCAACAGCCCGCACCGCATCATCCGAACTGCTTGTCGTCCAGACCGGAATCCAGGCACAGCGTGACTCCGAAACCCCACAGCTAATCAACTAATGGCCCAGCGCAACAAATCCATCAAGCGAACCAGGGACCGTTTCTCCGAGGTCCCCAAGGCTGATATCAGCCGCTCCACGTTCAACCGTTCGCATACGCTCAAAACCACGTTCGACGCCTCGCTACTCATCCCGATCTTCGTGGATGAAGCACTCCCTGGCGACACGTTCTCTCTGTCCATGAATGGCTTCGCCCGACTGGCGACACCGCTGAAGCCTGTCATGGACAACATGTATCTCGACACCTTTTTCTTTGCCGTCCCCAACCGCCTCCTGTGGAACAATTGGGAGCGCTTCATGGGCTCCAGAGATAACCCGGAAGATTCTACCGATTTCGTCATCCCCCAGGTGGTGACGCAGCCAGCGCCGGGTTCTATCGGGGATTACTTCGGTCTGCCGAACACCAGCCCGAACCCAATCTCTGTATCTGCGCTGCCCTATCGTAGTTACCAGCTCATCTGGAATGAGTGGTTCAGAGACCAAAATCTTCAGGACTCCCTACAGATTCAACTGGGCGACGGTCCGGATGCCGCCGCACAGTACGAGCTTCAGAGGCGCGGCAAACGCCACGACTACTTCACTTCCTGCCTCCCGTTCCCACAGAAAGGCCCCGCCGTTTCGATCCCGCTAGGGGACTCGGCCCCCGTCTCCGGTATTGGCATGACCTCCGGCACCGTATTTCCGCTGGAGAACATTACTGCCCGTGAAACCGCTACTTCCGGATTCGCCACGTACCCGAACGCGAGCTATGCAAACGACGTCAACGGGCTCGTCTTCCGTGGGGCCGGGGCTGGTGTGGACCAGCCCACCGACATCTATGCGGACCTTTCCCAGGCAACCGCCGTCACCATCAACGCCCTCCGCCAAGCCTTCCAGATTCAGAAACTGCTCGAGCGCGATGCTCGAGGCGGAACCCGGTACACCGAAATCATCAAGGCTCATTTTCAAGTTTCGAGTCCTGACCAGCGGCTCCAACGCCCCGAATACCTAGGGGGCGGCTCCACCTACATCACTATCTCACCGGTCGCCCAGACCTCTGATCAGATCTCTGGCGGCCCTGGTCAAGAAACCCCCCAGGGCAACCTTGCCGCCGTGGGCACGACATCCTGGTCGGGACACGGCTGGCGCAAGTCCTTCACTGAACACTGCACCATCATCGGTCTGGCATGCGTCCGCGCTGACCTCACGTATCAGCAGGGCATCGACCGTATGTGGTCGCGTTCCACCCGGTACGATTATTTCTTCCCGGCTCTACAGCACCTGGGCGAACAGGCTGTCTTGAACAAAGAAATCTACGCTCAAGGTACCGAAGTCGACGATCAGGTCTTCGGATTTCAGGAACGCTACGCCGAATACCGTTACAAGCCCTCGCAGATCACCGGAAAATTCCGCTCGACGGATCCGGAGACGCTCCATATCTGGCATCTCGCCCAGGAGTTTGAATCTCTCCCGACTCTTTCTCCTGAGTTTATCGAAGAGAACGTACCGGTCACCCGAGTCCTCGCAGTCCAGGACGAACCACACTTCCTGTTCGACTGCAACTTCACCCTCAAGTGCGCCCGCCCGATGCCCGTCTACGGCGTCCCGGGCCTCATCGATCACTTCTAATGCTGGTAGCTCCTCTCCTTCTTGCGGCCGCTCCATCTATCGCCGCTGGTGCCGCAAACGTGTTCGGCGGTATCTCGCAGAACAAAGCGAACCAGCGCGAAGCAACCAAGGCCCGCAAATTCAACGCGGCCGAAGCACTAAAGAACCGCCAGTTCCAAGAACGCATGTCCAATAGCTCCTACCAGCGCGCCGTCGCCGATATGCGTCTATCCGGCATCAATCCCATGCTCGCATTCCAGCAGGGCGGCGCGTCTTCTCCATCCGGCTCGGCCGCTCAAGGCCCCTCCGCTCGCATGGAAAACGTCATCTCTCCGGCTGTCTCTTCAGCCATGGGCGCGACTCGCCTTCGGAAGGACCTTCAGGCGATCGACGCTCAAATCGGGCTCACAAACCAAAATACCGAAACCGCGGCGGCTCAAGCCGACAAAATGCGTGCGGAGGCCACGGAATCAACAGCCCGCACACGTCTTATCGGTGCCAGGGTCGGACCCGCAAGCGTACGCGACGCAATCGCTCAAGATATTCTTGAGCTCAAAGACGAAGGCTCGAGCGCGATCTCTACAGGAGCTGCCTGGGCTCGTCGTTCTATCGCTCGTTTCTGGGGTGACGAAAAGGTCGCACCCGTTAAACGTCCACCCCGTGCCCCACGCCTCGAAGGCTTTAGGCCTCGTCCCAAAGGTTAATCATGTCCAAAAAGAACACTGCTCGAGCTCGAGCTCCTCGCATCCGCCCAACCGTCCGCTGCGGCACATCCCGCACCAAACAGGCTCACGCCTCCGAATGCGACATCAACGCCATCGTCAAACGCTACGACAAAGACGGCGTCATCACCCACCTCAGAACCGACCAGGCTAACTATGCTGACGTGTCCGAAATGGGCACGTATCGCGAGACACTTCATACCGTCCGCGAAGCACGTTCTGACTTCCTCAACCTCCCCCACGAAATCCGGTCCGAATTCGACAACGATCCGGCCCAATATCTCGATTTCCTCTCCTCGGCTACCGAAGCCGATCTAGAAGCCCTTAACGGCCTTCTCACGCCTCCAGCGCCTCTAACCGTCACCGATGTCCCGCCGGTGACGCCAGAAGCCTCTGAGACACCTTCAGACGCTTCATAAGGCCATGTAAGCTTTCGACCTGCACCTCGGTCGAATGCGTCATTGCCTCAAAAAGAGCCCCTCAGGGGGCTCTTTTTCATGCCCGCGAACGTCGGGCTCCCGTCAGGATGTCTTACTTGTCTACATCCTGACCACTGACACCGTCCCCGTAACTCTCAGACTGGCGGCCACTTAGCCTTTCTAAAACAGCGTCCAAACAAAAAGCCAAAAATCTCCACTCTTGCCCCCCAACCGCGCGCGCGCCAACGTGTGTGCGACAACCAGGCAAACTCAGGAGATTGAATCATGGCTCGCAGACGCTCCAAAATGTCCAGAAAAGGCAGCCGCAAGTCCTTCCGTTCCGGTACCAGGACGCACGTCAAAAACATCAACAACGGCCGACCAATGAGAGGCGGTATCCGCCTCTAATGCCTTGCTATAATCCCAAGCCCGCCCACGTGGTGCTTCGGAACCAGAAAATAGCTCCGTTCCGTATGCCCCAGTGGCTCAACTGCGGCAAATGCATAGGCTGTCGCGCCTCACAAAAGCTCGACTGGACCATCCGGCTCTATCACGAGTCCCTGGTCTACGACTCGGCCTCCTTCGTCACGCTCACCTACGATGACGATCACATCCCAGTCGATCACACCCTCGAACCCCTCGAGGCCACCAAATGGCTCAAACGGGTTCGCAAAAACTCCGGCCTCAAATTCCGTTACTACCTGGTCGGCGAATACGGCGACCAAACGCAAAGGCCGCACTATCATGCGATTATCTTTGAAAATCCTTTTTCTGATCGCACTCTTTGGATGCACCGGGCAAACGATCACTTTCGCCCCGTGTACCGCTCTCAACTGCTCCAAGACACTTGGGGCCGAGGACACTGCGAGATTGAGCCTGCAAATCCGGCTTCCCTCGCTTACACGGCCGGCTACGTCCAAAAAAAACTTCACGGCCCCCATGAGGAGCAATTCTCCGAAGCAACTGGGGCCCAACTCCACCCCGTCTTTCATCGAATGTCCCGCAATCCCGGCCTCGGTGCCCACTTTATCCGCCACAATTGGGCCAATGTCTACGACACCGATACCGTCACTTTTCAGGGCAACGAATACAAACCCCCGCT